AAATCATAATTTATCAAATAAAGATTGTTTCAAATGCAATAAATGTTGTATTGAAATAGATCGAGATACAAATGGTGCAAGAAATATTCTGTTAAAAGAACTGGCTGGTTACGAGTCATAAGACCTCCCGACATTTATCTTTGATAAATGTTGAGAAAGGTTAATGTAACGGAATCTGTTATTTGTGTAATTAATACTGAATAATAATTAAATTCAGTCCCAATTTAATCAAAATATACAATATTTAATATGTTAAATTTTTTTGATATTCTGGCAATAAATAATTTACCATTTTTTCGTGACCAACTTGAACAGTTGGATCTATATAAATTTTATAACCATTTTTTAAAATATTTTGACACCACCCAACATCTTCAGAAGAAAATTCCTTTATTGGAGAACCATCTTTTGTTAAACCAAAATCTTCCCAAACAGGACGAAACCAAGGATATTCTAATGATTCAAAAACACCCTTCTTTATTAAAATCCACCCAAAACCTGTATACTCAACTTCCATCAATTTATTTGGATTTTCTTTAATCCATTTTTTTACACTACTCGGATTCAAAAATTCAAAATATCCATTCTTCTTATAAAATTCTTTATCCCACTTTGGAACTGTGGCATATCTACTACCACCATCCATCAAATATAAACCACTCACAATATCTTTCTTGGCAGCCAATAATTTTTCAAAATCTTGAACTGAAAATACTTGATCACTATCTATCCACATCATATAATCATACTTTAATTTACCACCAAATGGTTTTTGCTTAATTCCAGATTGAACGTTCCCACCAAGACATTTATTTCTTACATAATATACATTGCTATCCAATCTATTTGATAGCATTAATTGAATTTGATGGGTTGTACAATATTGAACTATATGAGTCCACCCTAATAAAAATTTATTAGAAAATGGAGTACCAGGTAAACAAAATACAATTGATATTGGTCTGCCTAGAGGATTTGTTTGTATATTTGTATTTTTACGAGTTCCTCGTCTGTTCTTACGCACATTCCCTAATTTTAAAGGTTTATCTAATTTAATTTTTAAATTTGGATTAAACATATTATATTATTTTATATAATATTATATGTTTATTCATAATTAAACATATTTTTAATCTCTTCTTTTTTTTATTTTTTTATACCTCTTCAATTCATGAACTGCTTTAACAGCACTAAACAAAGTTACATAAATATATTCATACATTCCTTTATTACTATTATTACGAAAATCATCTATAAATCCTAAATTTGAATAAATTCTTGTTGGAGAATATTTTACCAACATAAAAATTAATGCAGTTATTAAATCATCAGCTGTTAAATCTGGACATTCATTGTCAATTACCTTCACTAAATGTAAAATTGATTTCAACTTCTTACCAGGTGTATGTGATTGTTCAAAATTCCTAAAAAACATTTTATATTTTTTACTTACTGGTAGTTTAGCACTAATTTTTTTTATATCTTTTGGCAAATGACGTCTCATTTTTATACACTTTTTATAAAATTTTTCATCTTCCTCAAAAAACTTATCGTAATAGGCATAAATTACATTATTATACACATTTCTAAATACGTAATTTTCAATTGTATTAAAACATATATCCTTATCTTCGCTATCCATATATTCAAAAACATGATCAAATGTTTTACACAAATAGTTTGAATAATTCTGAGCATCCTTTATTGTCATCAAATTATGATAATTTTTGGATTCGAATAATACCCTACGTTCTTTGTAAAATTCCATTAACTCTGAATTTAATTTACCTAGACTATTATCCATATCTGACTTTAAAATCTGTTTAATATATCTCCTTGTATCTTTTTTAAAACATACTGGCATTACAAAAATAGGACAATTATCACTTTTTATAAAATCACTATAAAATTTACGCCATTTTTCGTTGTCTTTGCGTTCAGATACTACCATATTAAGATGTATTGCCTTTTCAGATAAACGTCTTGATATATCTCCTACAACCAAACCTGTCGCACTAGCACTTGCTATAACCGAACCAATACCAAATTTAGTAACTAGCACACATGTAGATATAGTTGGCCCTAAAACTGGACCAGCTATAACCGCACCAATTATACCACCAACAACTGGAACACCAATCTTTATTAAATCAGAACTATTATTTTTATTCTTTTCTTCTTCAATTTCTTCCATTAATTTATATTCACTATTCATATTGTGTGTTACTTAAAATATATATTTTTTATTTTAAATAAGAATACTTAATATAAAAAATATATCGCTTTTAATTTTTATTTGTTTATTTAATAATTATCAATGACAACGACTACCAGGAACATATAAATATGAAGGACGAGTACATTTAGCTTCCCTTGGTTTTGAATTATCATGAGGATGACCTGGATGAAAATATTCCTTTATCTTATAACACAAAATAATCATTATAATAAAAATTATTACGTAAATATATTTATTTATTTTTTTTAAAATTTCTTGATACATATATTTATTATTATATTATATAATATATCTATATAAAATTGAAAATTTTATTATTTTACTAAATGATTAATTGCCCGATATGTTTAAAATGATTAATTGCCCGATATGTTTAGAAGATTCTAAATCTTTTGTAACACTAGAATGTAAACATAATATATGTTTACATTGTTTTCATCAATGTATTTTACATAATTTAGTTGAATGTTCATTATGTCGTAAAAATATCCCTGAAATACAAAATTTTCTAAAATATATAAACAACTTTAAAACGCAAATTAAAGATTTAGAAGATAATATTAGCGATATTAGAGATGAAATTGAAGAACTAGAAGAACAGTTATCAAATACTGAAGGAGAAAAAGAAGAACTGAACGATAGATTAGAAGAATTATGGGCACAAATTAATTAATTATAAATCACCTGCTATTTTTAATAAATATTTATCAACATTTCCTGCCATATTTGGACACGTAGCAGACACTTTCTTTGATGACTTATCTTGAATATCTGTAACTTTCTTAGCAAATTTATGTATATCTACATTCATTATTGTTTTAATATCAGTATCACTAGCTATATCTCGTAGAGCAAAAAGATAAGCAGCACCATAATTAGAGTGTAAAAGAGCTATCAGAGGATTCTTATCTTGTTCTGCTGCTGCGGTATAACGAGCAGATTGTCGTAATAATGTCTTTACAGCTTTTACTTTGAATTTATCTTCCAAATTAGGTGGTGTGTTTTGCCACATTTCTACGTCCTTTAAACTTGCCATATTTTTATAATATATTAAAACATATTAAGTTAAGTATTTACTATATTTAATATTTATTATTAACATGGTCTTACCTAATATACTTATTATTGGCTCTGGAGCAAGAGAACACTCTGTTGCTCTTAAACTTACCGAATCTAAATGTACCTTATACTGTATATCTACTTTCAAAAATCCAGCAATCTTAAAATTATGCAAAGATTATTTTGTTATATCTAATTTAAACAATAGTGAAATTATTAACACATGTATCAATAATGATATTAATATGGCATTCATTGGACCTGAAAATCCATTATCTAATGGTATTGCCGATGAATTAAAAAAAAAAAATATTAAATGTATTGGACCTACTAAAAAATTTGCCAAAATTGAATGGAGTAAAACATTTACAAGAAATCTTATGAATAAATTTAGTATGACACAATACATGCCAGAATTTCATCCATATAAAGACGAAACATATACAACATTTATTCAAAAATGGACAAAACAATTTGTTATCAAAATAGATGGACTAAAAGGTGGAAAAGGTGTATTTGTGTCAGGTGATCATTTTAATACTGATGAAGAAGGTATTGAAATTTGTCAAAGACTTATTCAAAATAATGAACAATTCTTACTTGAAGAAAAATTAGTAGGTGAAGAATTCTCCCTTATGAGTTTTTGTGATGGCGTTACTCTAAAACATATGCCACCAGTTCAAGATTATAAAAGGGCATATGCTGATGATAAAGGACCAAATACAGGAGGAATGGGAACCGTATCTGGAAATTTACATTTTCTTCAAAAAAATGATATTACTGTTGCACAAGCTATAAATACTGAAATTTTACATGCTCTTAATCTTGAAATAGAAGATAATTATGGATATAAAGGAATACTATACGGTAGCTTTATGAAAACAAATTCTGGAGAAATTAAAGTTATTGAATATAATTGTCGCTTTGGTGACCCAGAATCAATTAACGTATTAAGTTTATTAAAAACACCATTACTTGATATATTTAATTGTATTATTAACAAAACTCTTTCTGAAATAGATATTCAATTTGAAAATCTTTGTACCATCTGTAAATATTTAGTTCCAGAAGGATATCCCAATAAACCAATTAAAAATAAAAAATTTACTATTAATAATTCTATTGATTATAATACTTTACGATTTGCAAGTGTTGATTTAATTAATAATGAATATATTGAAAAGGGATCCAGAACTATTGCGGTTATTGGTAAAGCAAATTCATTTGAAGAAGCAAACGAAATTGTTGAAAAAAATATATCTCTTGTATCTGGACCATTATTCTATCGCAAAGATATTGGACATAAATTTTATAAAAAACAAATATCATACAAAGATTCAGGAGTTGATATCAATAAAGCAAATACTATTGTATCAAATATTGGACAACATGTTAAAATGACTTATAATGAACACGTTACCAGTAAATTTGGCTCTTTTGGAAGTTGTTTTCAAGTTGATAATACAACTCTCGTTTCATCTACCGATGGAGTTGGAACAAAATCAATACTAATTGAGCAATTACTTGGAGAAAAGGGTTTAATCAATCTAGGACAAGATATTGTTAATCATTGTGTTAATGACATTTTAGTACAAGGAGCAAAACCATTATTCTTTCTTGATTATTTCGCTGCCGGAAAATTAAAACCAAAATATGTTGAAAATTTTGTTATGGGAGCAGCATTAGCATGTAAAGATGTTAATTGTGTATTAATTGGTGGAGAAACCGCAGAAATGCCTGGTGTATATAATGTTGATAGTTTTGACATTGTTGGAACTATTGTAGGAATGATTGATGAACATGGAATGATTGATGGAAAAAATGATGTTAAAGAAGGTAATCATATTTTAGCACTTGAATCAAATGGAGCACATACAAATGGATATTCTCTTATTCGTAAAATTTTTGAAATTTCAAAACCACCTCAAAATATTTTAGAAGATGCTTGTAAAATTCATAAATGTTATTATAAAGATGTAAAAAAAATTAGAGATGAAAATATTAAAATTAATGCTTTATGTCATATTACTGGTGGAGGTCTTATTGACAATCCTGTTAGAGTTTTACCTTCACATCTAGGAATTAATTTTAATAAAAATACTTGGAAATTACCTGATTTATTCCAATATATACAAAATACTGGAAATATTAATGACACAGAAATGTATAAAACATTTAATTGTGGAATTGGTTTATTAATCATTGTATCTCCAAATATTTCTAAACAAATTATTGAGTTATTTCCTGAAAATTATTGCTTCCAAATTGGAGAAGTTATTAAAACAAATACTGAACCACGAATTAACTTTATTACAACTTAGAAACTTTTTATATCATTTTTATATCATTTTTATATTTACTATATTTTTATCTTTGTTTAAAATATATATTAATAATGATAAAACTACCAAACATTTTAATATCTACTTTAATTTTTTTTATTATATTAAAATTAATTTGGAATATTTTTGACGATAATTTTAAATTTAATATTATTAATAAACTTAATTTATGGTTTTCCACAGAATCTATGTCTGGTGATGGTTCAGAAATTCAAAATACTAAAGTTATTAGTAATATTTTACCAAAAATTATTAAAAAATATAAAATTAAGACATTATTTGATTGTCCGTGCGGAGATATGAATTATATGTCTAAAATACTTGAAAAAAATTTAAAAATAAAATATACCGGTGGAGATATTGTACAAAAATTAGTAATAATTAATAGAAAAAAATATCCTATATATAAATTTATTCATTTTGATATTATTAATAATAAAATATCAAAATACGATCTTATTATTGTAAAAGATTTATTAAATCATATTTCATTTAGTAATATTCAAAAAATATTATCCAATATAAAAAAAAGTGGAAGTAAATATTTATTATTAAATAATCATAATAAAACTTTGAAAAATAAAATACATTTTAAAGCAAGAGCACCATTTTGGATTGATATCAATTGGAACTTAGATCCTTGGAAAAAATTAAATATTATTAAAAACTTTAATAGTGATAATAAAGATCATGATTATGTTTTAATCAAATTATAAATTATATATATTTATTACTGATTTTATCTAAAAAATAATTATTTAAATAACTTTTATATATTTAATTAATTAAGTATTTCAACTTAATTTTTAAACATAGTAAAATTTAACTTATGTCTTATAAACCTTCCATAATTGTATTAATTTCCGGAAACGGAACTAATTTACAAGCTATTATTGATTCTGTTAACAATAATAGCTTATATGCAAATGTAGTTGCTGTTGTCTCTCATAAAGAATGTAATGGATTACAAAGAGCTGAAAAAGCAAATATTCCATCTGTATTACTTACAACTAATAATGAAGAAAGACATGTTTATGATACTCGTCTTGCAAAATTAGTTAAAACATATAATCCTGATATTGTTGTATTAGCAGGGTGGATGAGAATTTTAACAAATAATTTTATATCACAATTTGACAATATTATTAATTTACATCCGGCATTACCTAAAACTTTTGTTGGAACTAATTGTATTGAAAAAGCATATAACGCATTTCAATCTGGAAAAATTAAATATACTGGTGTTATGGTACATCACGTTATCGAAGAAGTTGATGGAGGAAAAGTTATCGCAACTTCAAAAGTTCCTATTCACCCAAATGATAGTTTAAAAGATTTATCGGATAGATTAAGATCTATTGAAAAGGGTGTTCTTCTTCAAGGAATACAATCTTGTATTTCAGAAATTATATCTCAAAATATTGATAATAGATTGAAAAGTGTAATTAATGGAAAAGTTAGAGATTATTATGATATCGGTTATGACCTTATGCTATTTAATCATAGTGATAGACAAAGTGCTTTTGATAGACAAATTTGTAATATTCCAGGAAAAGGAAAATTACTTAATTATATCAGTTGCTGGTGGATGAATCAAACACAACACATTATTCCAAATCATATTAAATATTATAATGACCATATTTTGATAGCACAAAAAACTACCCCATTTAAAATAGAAGTGGTTATCAGAGGTTATATCACAGGTTCTACAAAAACAAGCTTATGGACACATTATAACAAAGGAAGTCGCAAATATTGTGGTATTTCTTTCCCAGATGGATTAGTAAAAAATCAAAAATTAGATGAACCTGTTATTACACCTACTACAAAAGGTGAAGTTGATATTCCAGTATCAAGACAACAAATTGTCGATATGGGATATATGACTAAAAATGAAGTCGATTTCGTATTTGAAAGAGCAATGAACTTGTTTAAATATGGACAACGTAAAGCAAGTGAAAGAGGTTTAATTTTAGTTGATACCAAAATGGAATTTGGAAAAAAAGATGATGGTTCTATTATACTTATCGATGAACTATTTACTTGTGATTCCAGTCGTTTTTGGATGCAAGATACTTATCAACAAAGATTTGATAATGGACAAGAACCGCAACGATTAGATAAAGATGCTGTTAGAAATTATATCAGAACTTTATGTGATCCATACAATGAGCCTATCCCAGAAGTACCTGTTGAGAAAATTCAAAGTGTCAAAAAATGTTATGAAAACTTATATGTTCAACTTTCAGAAGATAATATCTGTGATGATTTTTACAATTATAAATCAGAACAATATTATATTGATGATTATTTTAATAACTATCATGATGCTACTGCTGTAATTATTGCTGGTTCTACTAGTGATCAAAAACATGTTGATAAATTACAAAATGCATTAAAATCTTCTCAAATTTATTCTACTGCTTATGTTTCTTCGGCACATAAATCTACTAAAGATGTTTTGAGAATTATACAAAAATATCAAGATAGAAGAATCGTATGGATTACTGTTGCTGGCAGAAGTAATGCTTTATCTGGTGTTATTGCTGCTAATACCACTAAACCAGTAATCGCTTGCCCACCTTTCAAAGACAAAATGGATATGTTTACTAATATTAATTCCACTTTACAAATGCCTTCTAAAGTTCCTGTTATGACAATTTTAGAACCCGGCAATGTAGCATTAGCTGTTAACAGAATATTCGCATTATAATTTTTAACTATATTTATATGATTAATATATCACCACCACCATCATTATTATCATCGTTATTGTCATCCCCATTTTCAAATATATTATAAGATTCTAATACATTAGAATTTTTCTCAAATTCTATCTTTTCTGGTAATAATTGTTGTATATCTGACGCAAACTTTGTTATATGCTCTTGAACCATTCTACCATAATCATCTTTATCCTTATTATATAAACGCGCGGCTTCTGTATTATAAGGATCACCAGCATTTGGATTACGTAATAAATCTGGAATAAATTCATTTAATACACTTAATAAATCGTATACAGGAGACCAATCCTTACTTAAAAAATTTAAACAAATCGCACCCGCTTTTGATTCAACATTCGGATGATATATATAATTACAAAAAGATACGAGTGGCCCTTTATATGGATATTGAGGCGGAAAACGGATTCGTAGTTTCCAAATACCATTTCTATAATATGAATCTTCTGGTCCATGAAATATCACAAATATCTCATCTAAACTACCTGCTGAAAAATATAGTTGATAACCATTACTCATCAACTTTCTTACATCCAGCATAATTCTACGATTATGAACATTAAAACTTGACATAATTCTCTTCGTATAAATTAAGTTAATAAATAAATTTTTGTGTAAAAATTAAACATTTATAAATTCAAATTTTCTATCCTTTTTATCATTATTTCAAATGAATCTCTATTTTTATCAATAAGAGTACAATTCCGTTACATTAACCTTTCTTAACATTAATTAATTAACATTAAGAGGTCTTAGGACACGTAACCTGCCCTGATATTTAATTGTTTGAAAAGTATAACGACATATATTT